ATGGCGCTGACCATGACCTCATGCAGCGCAGTTCAGGTAAACGAAAGAATGTTCGTTCAGCTCATGGGAATATCGGAAACAGACGGACTTTACGAGCTGACCGTTCAGGTATATAACAGCACCGACAGCGAGGATTCAGACCCACAATACAAAGCGCTGAGCGGCAGCGGCAGGAGCATAAGCGAGGCAGCGGACATGATAATGCGAAGCAGCGGCAGGCAACTTTTTTTCGGTCACTGCTCCGCCGTTTTTGCAAATGAAAGCATAATTCGTGACAGCGGCAAACTGAAAGCACTGGCAGGCGAGCGCATATCCGCAGGCTGCCCCGTTTTCTTCACTCATACCCCAAAGGAAGCCGTTTCAGCCGTAAGCGCCGACGAACTGTCAGGCATCGTCAGCCATTACCAAAGCGAGGGTCTGGCGGAAAGAGCCGACCTTAAAACCGTCACCGCCGCCGCCAAAAACAATACCATCGCCATAATACCCATGTGGGACGATAAAATATGCGGCTCGGCAATAATCATGCCAAACAGCACATCGGAGCTGAATATATCCGAGACCGCCGCCCTTGACCTTATGCGCAGCGCAAAGGGCATACGCCTGAGCGTGCTGGGCGGCAGCATGACCCTCGGAGAAACCGAAGGCTCCGTCTATTATCAAAGCAAGGAAAACGGCGGTGAATACGTCATAGATATGTCCCTCAAATGCCGTATAGACGAAACCGGCAGCTCTGCCAATGCCGAAGAATACGCCCATGAAGCGGAGCGGATAATCTCTCTTTCCTCGGAAGAGATATGCAGGCGTGGGTTAAGCGAGGGCTTTCTTTCCGTTATCCTCCCCCAAAGCCACACCTCCGAGGAAAACATCACCTTTGCGGTAAATGTAACGGCAGAGGTGTCATAGCATTCCGCATGAGCTTTCATAAGCAAAGCACACCTCTGCAATTTTTTTCAAAAAAGGCTTTACAAACCCTGCCCGATATGATATAATATTCATATTGCCGAGGTGTGGCTCAGTTTGGTAGAGCGCTTCGTTCGGGACGAAGAGGCCGTGGGTTCGAGTCCCGTCACCTCGACCAGGAATAAATTCCTGTAAATCGCTTGATTATGCGGTTTACAGGAATTTTTTGTTTATGTACAGCAGATATAAAATTTGCTTTTTTTACGCTGTTTTAATTCAAATTTCTTAAAAAGGGTTGCAAAAAGGTTGCAATAATAGAATAAAACACAAAAAGTCCCCCGCACAAATGCGAGGGACTTTTGATTTTCAATAACTATATATGGTATCACCAAGCCGACTTAGACCGCATAAACGGGCACACGGGCGTGTACTGGGCGGATACAGCCAGGCCCGTATATCTGAGACGATTGGATTTGCAGGGATATCCCGGGACAACATAAAATTCTTTGCGTGCTCCCGTGGAAATACATCTGGCGTTATACCCCGAGCCTGACAGTATGCCGTCAGCGCTAAGGTCATAGCCAAGCACTGTATCCGTTTCGGGGTCGATGATCGCCGCACGCTCAACGTCCTCAATCGCAAGAGCCAGTCCGAAAAATGCGTCATCAGCCTCGGAGTTTACCCATATGTAGGGATATGGTCTGTCAAGCACTACTTTGATAACGGCATCTGCATCTTCATCGCTGGGGCATGAAACAGTAAACCAGCACGCAGCGGGCGATACGATTTTTTCGATAACCTTGATGTCTGCCATCACTTGCCCTCCTTATCTATCTGCATATCCGCAGCCTCTTCCGTTTTGGATTTAATGTTTTTCGCCAGTTTCAAAAGGAAAGGCGGCAGAGGTGCACCGATGTCCTTGACGTTCTCCAGAATGGAAATGATCTCGTTGGCGATGAGCCAAACAGCCGCCACCGATGCAACAAGAAAATGAAACGGTATCGTTACCCCTATATTCGCAGCGGCAAAAGATAACAGCCAGTCCAGTATAGCGCCTACCGCAACCAACAGCCACATACATATCTTTTTTGCAATTCCTCGGATAGATTTGTACGAGCATACAGTCTCCTGACGGTACTTTGCGGCACACAGCCCCGTGCCATAGTCAATGATGTTGCACAGTATCAGCACGATCATTGGCACATAAAGCAGTCCGAGCCAGCTTGACAACGCCGCACCAATGGCTATAAACCATCTTTTAATATTATCCATGATGATCTCCTTTCTTATTCCAAGCCCTTATCCGATATCCAACCGCCAAGAGCAGGCACATACGACCAGCCCGTGGCGACACTAAGCACCTGTCCGCCATTGACCTGAGCTATCACAGCGGCATCGGCAGAGGGCAGCTTTCTGACATTCCAGGTGCCTTTCTTAACAGTTACCTTCTTGCCGATGCCAATAGCAGATGATGTGCCGGGCTTTGTGGCGGTTGTGCTGTCAATTGTGATCGTGGGAGCCTTGTCCAGATATGTAATGTAAGGGCACTTACCCCACCATTTCCAAGGCCTGAGTGCGAGTTTGGTTTTGACTACACCAAACTCATGTCCACGAGCCTCAATGACCTCGCCATTGCCGATGTACACACCTACATGACCCGACATAAAGACCAGTACACCAGGTGTGTCAGGCATGGTTGAGATAGCACCACGTTCCCTGCAATTTGCCCGCATCATATTTGCGGACACATCCTGAGCACTGTTGTATTTGGGTGTCGAGGTAGCTGTATCAGACCACAAGTAGCCCTTAATCAGGCCCACGCAGTCATGTACACGCTTGCCATACTGCGACGGAAAATTGTCGTAAGCTGTGCCCTCCCACTTGTAATACACGGGCCACTGCTTTTTCTTGGCAACATAGAGTGCTTCGTTCGCTGTCTGTCCAAATGTACCATACCAGTACGGCTTGCCAAGCTGTGCCTTGGCGTATTCGACCAGACCGTAGTTTGTTTTTGCTGACATTTTCATCCCCCCTTATACTTTGAGTGCATAATTACCAATTATGCCTATATACGTATCCTCATTGATAGTGAATACACTGCCTCTGGAGGGGCTCTGTATTCCACCATCAAGCGACACGATGTGATTTGTTATCACGCCCGAAGCGGCGAACGTAAAAGGTTTAACGCAATACGAAGCGAAATATCCCATAGCTTCTTTTCCATAATACTGAGAGCTGCCGCTTCTAGTGCCGTTTCCGGTGAACCAAATCAAGTCCGAACCACTGGTATCTACCTCGATGCCAATCTCGGTGCCGTCAAACAGGTGTCCCATATAAATGCCCATCATCCACGGAGTGGTTCCGCCTCCGACGCTGACCCCATCAGTATCAGATGCAATATACAGAAATGGATCATTAGTAAGTGAGATTGCACCCGATGACCAAGCGGGAGATGTGTTGCCCGTTTTAGTCGAATAAGTGATATTAGAACCTGATACTTCGATTGCGATCGGCTTGCCGTTGATGTTTTCGGCAAGGGGTGTAAGCATACAGCCCTTTTCGGTATAAGATATGCTTGTGACCGTCGTGAGCAAGTCTTCTGCCGAGTGGAGCCAGCCCAGAATTTTAGTAATATAATTTGCCTCCGTGCGATCCTCTTTGCTCATGCCCAATGTGGGCTGATATCTGTAGATTTTTCCCATTTAAATTTCTCCTTTCTCAGAATTTAAAGCAGGTGTTGCCATAAACCATGGTGTATAATTCATCGTTGAGCGTGAATATCGTTCGGGGTGACGGTAACGCCATTCCGCCGTCGAGATAGTACAAATGGTTATTTATCAATCCATGGTCGTAACAAGTATGCGGTTTAACACAGAAATTTGCCGATTTTTTCTGATAACTGTTGACTATGCTTGTGTATGCTCCGTCAGCCGAGACACCATTGGATTCACCAATTCGAAAGCCATTTGATATAGACTCTATCGATGATTGGTTTATGATTGCAACGGGCAGTTCGACGCCGTCATAGTCAGTAGTACGCATTATCCCAGCAAATATTGGGGCATTAACAACGCCTATTCCGCACCCGTCGTCGGCAGACCATACATAAATTTTTGGATCCTCGTTAGCATTCGTACTAGTTACTTCGCCGTTGCCGTTAGCCAAATATTTTGCCCACAGACGGATTTTGAGATGGTCGGCAGTCGTCGCACCCGAATCATAGGCGAATAACTGGAAATTGAAGAAATTTATCCTCTCGTCGATTGGCGTAAAGTCGATTCCAGTTTCAAACTCAGATACGGTATAGAATGGAGTAAAAACGTCTTCGATAGAATGGATCCATTCCTTAATGACCGCCGCATAACCCGCCTTTGTCCTGTCTGCCGCTGCCATGCCCTTAGTGGGCTGGTACATTTTTAACTGTCCCATTATCCGATCACCTCACTATCTGCGACCTCGACAAGTTCTCCCACTGCGTAAATTGGAAGAAGTCTGCCATCAAACGTGATTCCCCCTGTGATAAGCCCAGAACCGGAGGAAGCTTTCCGGGCTGACTTAAAAGGGCTGGCTCCGTCGTCGGTCAGGATAATGCCAAACGTAGAAGGGCCTTTGAGATAGAACTTATTCTGCCCGCTGCGAATAGGGATACGAATTGCATCGCCCGCTGCGATAGTCAGATAGTTGCTGTCCACCTCAGGGTCAACATTGCCATTGAGCATGACCTGAGCGTCCTTGCCCAAATTCTTGACCCATGCAAAGCGAGGCAGCCTCTTAGGCAGCACTGTGCCTGTGGTTTCGATGTCGTATTCAGCCGGGATAATTACCGGAGTAGCGACGTTTAGGACGTTGATAGTGTTTATCACGTCCTTGAGGGTGATGTCGATGGTAATATCACCGATGTTTGTTTCTGACATAATTATTCACTCCTTTAATTTTCAGATTCTGTTTCAGTACAATACGTATTATAGAACACTTCTGCGACATCTTGATTGATAGTCATCAATTCGTCAGCCGTTAAATCAGTGTTTGTAAATACCATGTTTTCATTACTGAATGGAAACACCAAAACATATGGTGAATTGGTATGATATTTTGTCTGAGAACTTATTATCTCTCCTGATGGTGAAAATCGTTCTGTAATTTGCTGATACGGCTGGACTATGCTTACACGTCCGCCATCTCTGCACAAGTCCACGGTGGAAAATGTCGTAATTGATGTGCTTGTAATTTGGCTGGTAATAGTCTGGGCTTTATATTCCGTTTGAGAATTTTTATAGAAACTTTCCGTTGAAGTATCTCTTCCGTGATATGCGCCTATAATCGGAACCCCGTTTTTACACAGCAGTCGATAATATTCGGCATATACTTTGTGATATATGCCTGTTTGAACAGCACCATCATCAGGTACAGTAAAAGGCGGATAAACAGGTTGCCCTCCCCATAAGGTGGATATGCTGCGCTTTCGCACGGAAAACTCATATTCCCCGAATGTAATTGCCGCAACAGACGGAAAACTCGCCACCGTTTGTGCAGACAGTCCATCACCTCCGCCCTGCTGCGGCACATCAACCGTCACAGGCGCAAACCCCACATACCCCTCAGCCTTTTCAGCGTCGGAAACATTGTATGTGCCGTTTTCCGTTATAGTTATGGGCTTGACCTTGCCGCCCTCACCCCCCGATATCATGATCTCCGCCGCCTCAGCTGCTGTCATCGCTGCCCACCTCCTCAATGACCTCTTTGAAATTATGCCTCTCACTTCCGCTCCCCTCGGCGGTCCATACCTGGCGATAATTACCGTATGTGGCAATGACCTTGTTGTCGGATATCTTTTCCACCTTGTCGGGGAGACGGTCTGTAATGACCATCTCGGACAGTCCGAAGCCGCCTTTCCTGACAACTTTTATCAGCTTGTATTCCTTGCCCATGTCACTCCTCCTCAAAGATTATCCCGTCGGACGTTATGCGGCTGTTGCCGTAGCGCCCGCCCTCAGTGACCTTGCCGTTAACGGTTCGGGCAAGCCGTCCTCTGCGGGATATCTCCCCACCCGATGGCGATGACGTACTAAGACTGCCCATAATGCCCCCCGATGACAGCTTTGCCGTTACGGACATTATGCGGTAGCTGCGGCTCGGAAACTGCCCGAAGGTCACATCACAGGCGGGGAACGGTATGAACTGCATCACGCAGTCGGAACAGCTCACAGCGTCATATGCCTTGCCCTCGGCATTTTCCCAGATGTCCGCCGCAGTATCATCTACAGCAAGCTCTGAGGATATCTGCAAGGTGTCATAATCATACAGCGTGCTGCCCCTCTCATAGACTGTGCTGCCATTTGTTACCCGCACACCCTGCGCCGTGTATTCATCGCCTATTGCCAGCGCCGAATGTTCGGATACAGGCATATTTCCCGAGGCTGTGCCATAGGAAAGGAACGCCAGCTCATTTCCGTTGGAAGTGTACCAGAAGCCGCACATCACCGTTGAAAGGTTTTCGAGGATAGTTGCACAGCTGACACCGCCCACCATGGCTTTTGGCAGACTGCCCAGCCAGTCGGGGATAACAGCGGCATAGCCTGCAAATCCACACTTGATGGCAATGACACCGAGCACCGCAGAGGTCTGAACTCTGTCCCCGCTGTCCACATCTACCCAGCCAATATCAAAATCCTTGTCGGTGTACGCCATACGGTCGAGGGCTGTCACGCTTACGGTGCCGTCCTTTGCCGTCCTGCTGTCGATGTAGTATTTGGGCAGGTCAACGCCTACGACCTCCACCACCGCCGCACGGTACGCAGATAACGGCGCAGGACAGGTAAACGTCAGCTGAGATGTGCAAAGCCCCGACGTGCCTATGCCCGACACCGACCTTGTGACCTCAGCATCTCCGAATGTGCTCAGTTCCGCCCCGCCTACCTTGATTTTCAGGCTAAAGAGAGCCGCTCCCGCCTGTGAGCGCCACAGCGGAAACGGCAAAGGAAACTGTATAATATTTTCCGTAAATGTTTGCGTGTTCAAGAGGCTGAGAGCAGCTGTCAAGCAGCACCGCACCCGTGAAGTCGGGCGTTGTGACGGTAAAGCTGTGCGCAAACAAAGCCGTTTGCAGGTCACTCAGCTCCTCGGGGGTAAGGTATCCCGTTGTCACGCTGAGCTTGAAGCGCCGCCCTCTGTAAACGCTCACGTTCTTGTAGTCATATGCGGTAAATGTGTCCTTGACTATCTCCCATGACGGCACATATGCAGCTATCTTTTTAAGCTGATAACTGCCTATTTTTACGGAAATGCCGCCGTTGTATCTGTCAGACATCTATCACCCCTCCTTCGTTTTTCATTTTGTTGAGATAGTCCTCGGTATTCACAGTGGCGACCTGCTTGCCGTTAACGTTGATGGTGAGATTTACAGGCGTTACTGCCGCAGCCGATGATGAGCTGCCGCCCGCCCCTGCGGAGGTCACACCCATGAGCTTGTCGGTGTCCGCCTTGTATTCCTTGAAGCCTTTCCAGTACGCCTCAGCCGCAGCCTTTCCGCTTTCATAGGCGTTGGAGCTGAGACCGGCAAGAGATGCCTTGATGGTTTTCTTTGCTTCCTCGGCAGCCTTGTCAGCATCATCTTTCAGCGATTGAGTATCACTCCTGCCTGCCTTTTCCGCAGACCTGTAATACTTTGATATATCCGCATAATGCTTTTTCAGGCGTTCGGGAGAAAGCTTCAACAGCTCCTTGACATATTCCTTTCGCTTGTCAAAGCTCATGGAACGGATATTTTCAAGATATTCCTCGGGAATATCCGACTTTTCCAGCCGCTCCATGTTACGGGTATATTCGTCAAGCTCCTTGGTCTGCTTTGAAATGGTGTCACTGCTGAAATCGTACTGACTATCAGCGCTTTCCTCACCGTTTTTGGGGCGTGCAAGCCCCATGCGGGAATATACATCGTCCTCGGGCTTATCGGAAGTGGACATATCAAGAGCATTTATATAGCTGCTTTTGGCTTTTTCAAAAGCTTTCTGTACCTGCTCATACTTCTTTTCAACAGCATTTGCAACCTTGTCGGCAGATGCTTTCCACTCCTTGACCTCTTTTTCCGTGGCTTTTTCGGTAGCATCGGATATTTTGCCCGTCAGGTCAATCCATTTGTCATAGTAGGTGTTGTACAGGTCACTGCCCTCGGTAAGCTCGGAAAGCATCTTTTTCAGCTCGCCCGCAAGCCAGCTGTCACCATAGCCGTTTTCCTTCTGCTGACGTTTGAGGGCTTCGTATCGTTTTGAATAGCTGTCTTTAAGGGCGGTTTCGGCTTCCTTTGCAGACTTGTCGGCGGCTGTCTTTTCTGTTTTGGAAAGCTTGTCGTAATGGTCGGTCACGGCATCATAATATTTCCACCATTCTTCGCTTTCCTCGTCCCTGTGGGCTTCAAGATACGCTTTCCTCTGCGCCCAGTAGGTGTTATCATCTATCTTGTGGGTGGCAAGCTGGTCGTCAAGCTCGTCCATCTTGGCTTTGGTGGTTTCACGGATATGCTCCCAGGCTGACGCAACCGCCGCCTCTGCTGTATTTCCGCTTTTGGAGATGATATCTTCTTTTTCGGCATTATGCTGTTCCATAACAGCTATTTCCTGCTCATTGTATTGAGTAAGAATTTGGCTTTGCTCACGTTTGAGAGCTATAAGAGCATTTTTCTGAATTTCAAGGCTCATCAATTCATCGTCCATAGCCTTTATTTCATCATCTGAAAAATATGTAAATCCGCCGTTCTCATTAACCGTACCACCTGATTCGCGTTTGGCTTTCAGCTCTTCAAAGCGCCTGCTTATTTCTGCAAGTTCCACAAGAGTATCCTTGTAACCGCCGTCCGCCTGCCGCCATGCCGTGGCAGTGTCAGTTTTAGAAAGTTCTTCAAGAGCTTTTCGCTGCTCATTTATAGCTGCTGTTCTTTCTTCAAGAGCGTTTACCTCTTCGGAGTGTTCTCCCAGGCGGTCGGCAGCATTATCAATGGCAGTTTTGAGCGCCATTGCGGTGGTAATGGTCACAGCGGCAACAGCGACCCAGCCGCTGAGCGACATCGACATAGCATCAACGCCGCCAACAGCCGTGTTTGCAGCGTCGCCAATGCCGTTGATGGCAGATGTCACGTCTTTCAGTCCGCTGACAGCCTTGCTTATCCTCTCAGCGCCGAGAGCCAGCTCCAGCGCCGCAAAAATGCCGAGCAGCGTTTCCTTGTTATTGATGATAAATTCAACAGTGCCTACTATGTTTTCCGAAAGCTCTTTAAGCCCTCCGCTCTCTATCCAGTTCTTAGCCTTTTCAAGCCCCTCATCAAGCAGAGGCTTTATTTCCTCCATGGTGTCAACAAGGGCTTCCTTTATTTCGTCAACGTTGTCATTGAGGACGGTAAGCCCGTCCTGCGCAAAATCATCAAGAGGCTGTGCTATCTCAACAAGAGCGTTTTCCCAGGAGGCTTTCAGCTTGTTGAGAGAGCCTTCAATGGTGGACTCCGCTTCCTTTGCGGTAGTGCCTGTTATACCAAGGTTTGTTTGTATCACATGGATAGCTTCTATCACCTTGTCAAAGGGTATCTCCTTGACATTTTTTGCAGTAGCCATCATCTGACCGTTTAACACGCCCGAATCATTGATAAGCCGTGCCATTTCCGCCTGAGAACCGCCATAGCCGAGCTTTAAGTTATCGAGCATCGTGTAATTCTGCTTTGCAAAGCCCTGATAAGCGTACTGTATCGACCCCATAGCCGTACCCATTTTATTGGCATTGTCCGACATATCAATAAGCGCTTGGTCGGCAATTTCTGCGGCTTTTTGAGTGTCACCGCCAAGGCCCTGTAAAAGTGTTGCCGAGAAGCCCGTCACGGTCTCCATGTAGCTGTTGGCGGATATTCCTGCGGTCTTGTAGGCATTCCGGGCATTCTCCAGAACGATGTCCTCCGCTCCCGCAAAAAGCGTTTCAACGCCGCCCGCCATTTGCTCATACTGAGAATAGGCGCTGAGAGCATCGCTTGAAAGCTTTCCAAGGGCAGCGGTGACAGCGGCTGTAGTTGCCATCGCAACTTTTTCAACCTTTTTCAACGCATCAGTAGTTTTTTTAAGTCCCTTTTCGCTTTTATTGCCTGTTTCCTCAGCGGCTTTTCCGAGGTTTTTCTGCTCTTCCGTAAGGGCCGCAAGCTCCGCCTGCGTGTTGGCTATCTCACGCTGAAACGCACGATATTCCTCTGCCGTGGTATCGCCTGAGCGGACAGCCTCATTCATTCGCTCCTGCTGGGAAGTAAGCACCTGCAATTTGACCTGTGCATCATGGATAGCCTCGCCCAGAAGAGTATTTTTCTGAGCCATAAGCTGTGCATTATCGCCCGAAACTTTGAGAGCCTTGTTAACTTCTTCAAGCTCTTTTCTGGAATTGGCATACCGCTGATTTACACCATCGAGAGAAGTGTTTATTGTCTGGTAGGTCGATGTGTCCGCCGATGGGTGAAGCGCTGCGTTTGCTTCCTCAGCCCGCTTTTTCAGATTTTCCAGCTTAGTCGCCGTATTTGCAATCTCATTCTGGAACTCGATATATACCGAATAATCAATAGCGCCGTTATCATATGCCTCAGCGACCTTGCTCTGTACGCTTTCCAGCCCCTGGAGCTTTTCCGCTGTGGTCTCTATCTGAGTTTTCAGAAGATCATACTGCTGTTCCCACAGCTGAGTGGTCTCAAGCCCTGCCTTGCCTGCGTTGTTTATAGCCTTGTCAGTGGCGGCAATGGAACGGTCAACCTCTTTGAGAGAGCTGTCTATCTCTTTAAGGCTCGTCTGCAAACCATCGTCACTGAGACCTATCTTCGCCATATAGCCGTATTTATTGGCCACAATATCACTCCTTTTCCAAAAATTCCGAAAGCCGCTTATCAAGCTCCCTCACAGCCCATTCCTGCACCGCATCAACAAAACCGCTGCCGTGTACAACGCCGTTCCTGATGCCGTGAACTACAAGATCATGGTTAAAGTTTATAAGGTGAGTGACCGTGGGCATATGCTTGTTGCGCACGCCGTAAAGCTTGCCGTTGGCTATGGCGATAGTGCCTACAGTCCAGCCGCTTTTAAAATATCCCGGCTGGAATTTTTCGGGAGCTTTGCGGTGTACAGCCCTGCGCACCGCAGGGGGAGACCTGTGAACTGTAATATTGCTTACCTCCTGCGTGTGTGTAGAATACTGCCTGACAGGCGATGCGTTGGTCGCCATCGGCACCATCTGCCGCTGTATTTCCTTTGCGGCTTTGTCAGCCTTGCGTACAACGTCATTTGTGTATGCAAGTATGTCCTTGTATATCTGATCTCCCAGAGTGTCCGCCATATTCCCGCCTCCTCAGGGCATAAAAAAAGCAGCCGTAAAGCTGCTGATTTACTGTATTATCATTTTCGAGAGGTCACGAAAAGCGATGTTTATTCGATGCACACATTTTTCTCTTTCACATATGCGTCCATATAAAGCTGTTGATTGTCACCGTTATAAGTAAACTCGAAATAGGTAGTGTCACCTGCGACATTGGTGCTCACAAGTGCCTTGTAATTCTGCAAAGTCTTACAGCTCCAAACAGTAAAAACGTCAGCTTCAGTTATCTGCTTTTTTCTGTTTGCATTGAAATACTCCACAGCTTCATTGTGAATAACGTTTTCAAATTCTTTCATACCTGTTATTGTCATAAAATCATTTCCTTTCTTCCAGTCTCGACTTTATCCTCTGAACCTTCCTGTCACGAATGCTGAAAAATTCATCAGGATCAATATCAAACATCATCATCAAACATCATCGTAAGCTCAGTCAGAACGATATCCACATCGGCAATTTCTTCAAGAAGATTTTCTTTGTACTTGCCGACAAAGCCATAACGCCTTACTTTCGATATTGCCTGAATAAGCTCCGCACATTCCTCCATAGCTATGCCCGCCTCAAAATCTGTGCCGTGAGCTTTGATGTTCTCATCGAATATCGCCGCATATTCCGCTGTTTTATCTTCCAATGGGGGGCACGTCCTTTCAAAAAATAACCTGTCTTATCTTTTTAATAGACCATAAATTCTGCGGAAATGCTCTGATATATCTTGCATATTTTTCCATTGCCGCAGCAGCTTCATTTACACTCATATTCTCACCACCTTTCGGGTATAAAAACAGCGCATATGTTACCGACAAAATGTCGTGAACATACACGCTTGTGTGGGCATAATAAAACCGCCTTGAAAGGCGGTCAAACAATGTTATTCTTCGTAATCGTGATATTTACATTTCTTGCAAATTTCCTTATAGTCCTTTTTTACCGTAAATTTTCCGTCAATGACATTTTCTTTGAGCATATCATCTGCGACATCACAAACAATTATGCAGTCATTTCCGTTTATCTCACTGTCGATCAGATCACAATGAAACATAGTTTATTTCTCCCTTCCGTGTGCAGGAACCATATGAGTTTTTCTTCTGAATCGGGCATTTCCTTAATCCAACACCTCAATCGAAGAAATGTCACTCTGCTGCACAATACCGGGTTCAATGTTATCATCAAGCCAAATGCAGGCTTCATCGCAGCCGCTGTCCCATTCCGACTGAAAAAGGATAACGTTTGCAGTTCTTTCCCTGCCGTCTTTTTCTACGAGCCTTACTTTATGACCGTTGCTGTTGAACATTGCTTCACTATCCATAAATTACTCCTCCGGACTTGTGGGGACGAGATGTGTTCCATTTTTTGAATAATGGATAACTCCTCTGTTTGTTTTGATTTTTTCGTGAGTTATAAGAGAACAGAAAACACCGAAATATTCATCGGCAGTTATCAGCTCCTGATACTGACCGTCTTTAAGTTTCTGAACCTTGCCCGTCAGTGATTTGGAGTTGATTATTTCCTGCACTTTCATTTTGTTTACAGTTATGTAGCTTGGAAATTCACCGTTAACTATTCGCTTTTCATATGCCGGATTTCCAATAACGTGTCTGCTCTGCTTATCCTTATCAAGCTTCGTCGGAAGTTCTCCGCTTTCAATTTTGGCTTTGAGCTCTGTTTTCGCACTTGGAAGACTTCCGTTCATTTTGCCGTTTGGCAGCTGAATATATTTGCCTCTAACATCAATTATATCATCTTTTTCAGAATTGTCAACAGGCTCCGCCTTGACCGCTCCCTCACCCGAACCAAGGTCAACCATAGCATTGGTGTTGGGGGTGTATATCTTGTTGGTAACGGGGTCAAGAAGCACATCATTAAGCCCCAGCTTGATAAAATTCACACCCAGAGGCGGGAGATCCTCCAGCGCCCTCACCTCGTCAAGCTGCATGAAGTTGTTTTGCAGCGCAACGGAATAAGCCGCATATCTGCTCTGGATATCGCCCCTGGTAAGCTCTCTGGTGTCAAAGGCAAAATATACATTGCCCTTTTCGCTTTCAAGAAGCAGGTCATTGTCAAACGCCGCTTCCATAACGTCCAGCACAGGCATTACGGCGTTTTTTACCGTGTCCGCACTGAGTATGCCGTCAGATGTGCCGAAAAGCCTCAGTATCTCGCTGTTTATGGTCTGTATGTTCTGGTTTATCTGCATTTCCACGGACGTTGCGGATATCTCCTTGAAGTCAATGCCGGCATTCAGAAACATTACGCTTTCGGAATCCTCTGTGGAATACAGATTTCTCCATTTGCTCTTTATTTCGTCAATGACCTTCTGGTCAACTCTGCTTTCGGTTTTCAGAAAGCCTCTTTTGCTGCCGCCCTTCATCATCTGGGAGCGCTGGAATTTTATCATGCTGTACGCCGTATCAATTACAAGAGGACTGTCATCAATAATGCCCCTGCCCTTGCCGTAGCCGTCGGTATTTCGGAGTATTTTCAGCAGCTGATAAGGGTAAAAATTCTTGCCCCTTATGCTGTAGTTATATTTCTTGTAAATGGGGTCTGCTATGTTCTTTATTACGCCCACATCGCTGTAAGCTATGTAATAAATCCCCGTGGGCATTCCCATTTTTCGCTCGATGTAAGCGTATCCTCCGCCGTTCAGCAGATAGTCCTTTACCCATGCGTAGCGCATTGCATCGGCGGTCAGAGTGTCGCCTGTGTCGCCGTTAAGGAGCGTGATACGTGGGTCGTCGGTTATCTCCTGGGGCTTGCCGTCCTCACCCTTGCGGTACATTCTTATGGGCAGCATAGCCACCGCTCCCGCTATCATGTTCACGCATCTTGCAACAGCAGGGACCTGCATAGCTGTGTCAGCAGTCACACGGCAGCCGCTGAGCGCCGCCGCCAGCAGTTCCGCTCCCGAACCGCCCTCCGATACCTTGGTCTCGGCTCTCTCTTCTATAGGGAAAGAATAATTCTCCGCAGTCTCAGGACTTTTCTTTCTGCCGAAAATCTTAAACGCCATTGTCAAAATCCCTCCTTATATCATATATCAATGCACTGGAAGACAAAATCATCTGCCAGCAGTTCGTTTTCCATAAGCATATACACGGCGTTTATCAGCGCCACCACCATATCCACCTTGCCCGCACTGCGCTTCTTGTTGACGTACATATTCATGTTGGTGTCATATGTGCGGCGGGCATTTTCAAAGCTGTTTTCCAGCAGAGCATTTCTTTCATAGCGGAAGTTTCCGCCCAGTATGCTCTCTCTCAACAGCTTTGTGGCAGGGTGCAGAACACTTGAATGCTGCTTGACTATGGTGCATTCGATAGGATCATCCGCACTTTCCACCTTTTGCATCGAGGACAGCGCATTCATTCTGTCCCAGCCTGCACCCACAACGGTCACGCCCAGAGTGATTTCAAGGGTCAGGATATACTCCTCCACAACAGCATAGTCGATGACCTCATCACCGCAGGCAATACAGTACCTTGCGGCAACGAATTTCTTGTAGTCAATGCCCTCTCTTGTGGATTTAAGCTCTATCTTGTCCGCAGGGATAAAGCCCATCACACGGGCAACAATAACGCCGTCATCATTTGTGACCATAGCAACGGCAGTGTTATCGTCCGTGAGCGAAAGGTCATTGCCCAGATATACCCGCCTGCCTCTCCACCAGCTGTCGTCAGGCTCAATGCGGCAAAGCTGTACCTTGTCAACAGCCACATAGCCCTCGGTTCCCACGGACTTGTAGCGGATATTGCAGTGCTTGCAGAGAAAATTCTCCCGCTTGTTTTCGTAAAGCACAGCCATCTGCCGCTTTTCAAAGAGATTATCAAGCATCTGAGGCTTTCCGTGTACCGCAGGATTTGCCTGATAGATAACATTGTCGTTATGCTCCCAGTCGTTGATGATCTCTATGTCAGGCTCATACAGCAGCGCAAACACATTTGTGCGCTCGATTATGCCGTCAAGAATTTTCTTGCTAAGGTCTATCTGGTCAAGGAAATCATTGTTTTCATTTGGGTATTGGGTAGATATGATAATACCAAGCTTGTTAGGCAACGTTATCTGTGAAGAGGTCATAGCCTCTACGGGATAGCTGTCCATTGCGCCGTCCTCGTCCGCCAGAAAGGCGTTTGCAAGCTTGCCGTCCAGTCGGTCATTTGAGTACGCAAGGGGCGTATATTCAATGTCCGTCAGCTTGCAGGTTATCATATCCCGGTTTATTTTAAAATGCTTCACCAGAAGCGGAGAGACCTTAATAATTTTTCTTACCGCAAGCCTCAGCTCAGATGAAAGCTTGTAATCGGGTGCTACGGAAAAAAGCCGTGCAAATCTCGGCTCGGTCAGCATCAGAATGATAAAAATGACCGCCGAAACAAATGTCTTGAAATTCTTGCGGGCAATTTCAAGGATAGCCGTGGAATAATACCGCCTGCCGTCCCTGCCCTTGGTGCAAAGCACCGCAGCGATGAACAGCATCGCATAATCTTCCAGCCCCGTAAGCATAGGGCAGTTAAGGTCAGGGTGTACCATAAGGCGGAGAATGCCGCTTATCCGCTTGTATTCCGCCATGCTCACATACGCATCGGGGTTTCTTCCGTCCGCAATTTCAAGCCATTTTTCGCACTGCTTCTTTACGTATCGTCCGACCTTGCCGTCGGTCTCATTAACACAAAAAAGGGCGTATCTGTATGCCCTTGTATCGGCGATATTCAAGCAAAATACGCCCTCCTTTTTCACTCAAAAATACTGCTTTTCCTGTGCATAAACTCCCAGCATTCGTTGAGATATGCCTTTCCGCTGCCGTCCGACCTGCCGAGTATTTTTATCTTGCAGGCATCGGCAAGCAGGAGCTTGTAATCAAGGATATCAAGCTCATTTATGCGGTCAAAATCAAACCCCGTGTGTTCTCTGACAATGCGTTCGCCGAATGTCAGCACAGGGAGCTTTGTCTCTTCCTCGTCATGCTCAAAATCGGGCTTGTCGGGTATGCCGTAGATATCCGCAAAGTCCTCGCAGTAGTCGTTTACAGCCTTGATATAGCCGCTCACAAACTCACATAGGGACTGTATGGGCATATCCTCGGGGATCTCCGCCAGAAGATATGCCGCCCTTTTTATCTCCCTGCCGCTGCGGGCAATGTTGATAACGTCCCATGTGTGCTTTGAGCATACGGGAACATTGATAATGCCCACAGGCGGAAGAGCAACGGGAAAAACAGGCTTTTCAAACGGGGTTATTCCCCACTCGCAGTCCATACATGACCTGCCTTTGCATCGACCATAAGCATGAACTCGCCCGAATCATAAAAAGGCTCCAGGGCATATGCACACGCAAAGGGAGTTACGCTGTCCTGCTTCCATACAGCGTCAAAGCCGCTTGTGTTCTTGCCGATAACAACGACCACGGTATCGCCGTACTTCTTGTCATCGTGCTTGAATGCAACAACGTGAACAGTCTCGTCCATGTTGCCCAGACCGCCCACAAAAGTAAATCCGAAGCCCGACGTGGTGTCCTTGGAATACTTTGCGGTGGGGTACTGCTTTGCGATAGTCTCGCCGTTTGCATTGAAGAGTTTGAAGTTTGATGTGCCCTTCTCGTCTGAGATGGCATCGAGCTTCATCTCGCCCAGGTCTGACTTGTCGGAAAGGTTGGAAGTCTCCACCTTTACCTCGTAGCCGTCTTTAAGATAGCCTATCTGGTTATCCTCAACCATAATGCCCGAAATGTACTTGATGACCGCAGCCGCTTCCTCCGGTGTGATGGCTTTGGTATCCGCAACCTTGGGAAATGTACTTGCGTCATAGTCGGCGCTGTAAACACGGCCCGAGCCGTAATAGGTCTTTTTGGTCATTGCCATAGATCATTCCTCCTCGATATGTTCTGTAATATCAAACACATACTGTGTGTAGAACAGATTGTTTGTGCTGTCGTAGCCCATGGTGCAGGAAAACTCGCCCGCTCCCGCTGCGGCAGCCTCGAATTTCTTTTCTCCCTCAAAATCGTCTTTCTGCTTGCTTTCACGGTAGAAAAACGTAATTTCAAGGGGATAATGGCGGTAAAATGCCATTTCGTCAGCACCGTCAAAGTCCTTTTTGGGAATGTTATAGGTGCCGAAGCGGTGCTCACCTGGAACAGCCCTGAAAGAGTGCCATTCCATGCGCCCACATATTTTTTTGGCTTCCGCCAGTATCTCTTCAAAGGTCATTGACCGTCCTCCTCGGTGTATATCCGCTTTGCACGGAACTTTATCTCGCTGTGCCTGCACCCTACATCATCGGCAGGTGATATGAGCTCATACACTACGCCCCCCGATACAGCTCTGTACTGCATGGGTGTAATGCGCATAAGTGCAGGCTGATATCTGCACTGTATCGTTACCGTCAGCGCCGCCTCATAGCCTGCGTTGGCTATGAAAAACTCGTTTCCGCTAAGTCCGTTAATGTAGCCACGACAGGTGAGGTGGTCTTCCCATACATCGTTCACCGACCGCTGGAAGCATATCACAGCATTGAGCTGACCTGCCGTTATCATAGGTAATTCACCGCAATTCCGCCCAGTATCTGCTTTACCGTGGGATTTTCCCTGCCGTTGGCTATTTCGGCAGAGCGGTTGTCGTACATATCAATGCACAGGCAGTTAAATGCGTGTATCACTTCCGGATAATCGTCCAGCCGTTCATCTGTAAGCCCCGTGTAGGTGCGTATGTAGCCCTTGGCAGCTTCCATAATGTCTTCGATAAGGCTGTCGTCAAGGTCGTAGTCAATGCGCATCGCAAGCTTTACGCTTGCCAGAGTTGCCTCGCTTAGTTTCATGGGCTTCCTCCTTTTCAGGCTCAGGCTCGACTTCGGAAATATATCCGCAGCGGAGAAGCTCGGAAGCTGCCTCCTCGGACAGCTCCCTTACCTCACCCTTGTACATACTTACCTTGCCTGCGAATGACACGTTTGCTGTGTACATCATCAGCCGCCTACCTTAGGGCAGGAAGCGACGACATAAGCGTCCTCGTTCACAGGCTGACCGTCAAGCCACATAATGGTAAGGATACCCTTCATGCCGTACTCCGCATACTTTTCGTTGAGTATCTGCATAGACATATTGGGGTTGAGATTTACCTTGTATGCCCTTGCAAAATCGCCGAAAAGGATAGGGTGCGCCTCGCTGCCCATATTGTCCATAGCTTCGGAAACCAGCACAGGCTTGCCGAGAATGGTACCGACATAGCCGCTTGTAAGATCGTTCTGGTGGAAGATATAATGACCGTCGCCGTCTTTCAGCAGTCTTACAGCGCAGAGGGTGTCGTTGCTCATTATCCATGCTGCGTCCTGCTGATAAAAACTTTTGAGAGAGTGGAATATCTTCACGATCTCGTCAGCTGTGATGGCAGCGGCAGACGCAAGTGTGAACGCCGTGCCGGACTTTACAAGTCCCTTGGGCTGGTCTGTGCCTGTGCCCTTGATGATAGCGGTCTCTGCCTTTACAGCCATGTCACGCAGGGTCTGGTTCTCGACTTCTGTTGCGATGTCAAAGGCATTCTGGTTGATGACTTCAAGGGAGAGCTTTGCCAGAGCAGTAAGCTTGTGGTGCTTTATCTCGATGGTCTTGAACTTTGCGGCGGAAGAGGTGATCTCCTCAATTTCGCCTGTCCAGCCTGCGGATATCTTGTTGTCGTTGTCCGCTACGATCTGCTTGTAGGTGCCTGTGCTGTTTACCACAGATACACGGTTAACGATGCCCGAAAGCTCGGTGAACTTGTGAATAATGTCCTGCGAGAACTCTGAGGGGATAATGCTGCCTGTTGTGGAAGTGGTCATCTCTCCCGCTCTCAGCTCATTGCCTCTGATAAAATCGGATACGATATCCTTTGCGGCTCTCTTTTCCTCGCCGTCATCGGCGATGAGATCTGAACCGCCGTCAAGGTCACAGCCTGTGTCATTGACCTTCTGGGCACGCTTTTCAAGCTCAATGGAACGGTCAGTGTCTGCGATCTCCTTGTCAAGGGCTTCAAACTGTGCCGCCTCTTCATCGGAGACCGCACGGTTCTCCTCCTTTGCCTTGCCGAGAATAGCGTTCATCTGTGCGGTGAGCTGTCCTCTCTTTTCGATAAGTGACTTTAAATTCATGCTTTTTTCCTCCTTGTTTTGGTCGTTTGGGTATAAAAAAGCCGCCTTGCAGTGCTGCTGTGCAGCCGACTGCAAAACGGTCATTTTGATTATTGGTATAATCGTTTTTTTACTTGCTTTCTTTGAGATATTCCGCATATCTTCTGCGGTATTCGTTCAGGCTCATGCCGTTTGCTCCCTCAGGATAATCGGGTTCATCACGCTGAACGCCGTCATCTTCCCAGCCGCAGACAGGGCAGATCTCAAAACAGTTATCTTGCTCAAAAGTGTGCTTTCCGCATACAGGACAAATTTCACCTTTCATTTTTGCACCTCCGTATCTTTGGCTTTTCGCCTTAGGTAATTATCGTTGGTCAAAGGTCGGCAAAATCTCATTCAAATTGCCCTTTTTCCGGATTCCATTTCGGTATGCCGATTATTTCATCTAAGTAGGCTGTGATTTCAGATGAATTAGCCTTTGGGTTGGCTTTTATATACTTAATGAGCTTGTCGGCAACGCTTTCACCCTCATCTCTTACTTCGAGCATTACTCCGTGCACGAAATCGGGATAAGTGTCGCATACTTTTTCCAAAAGAGCTTTTAATTCTGAGTTTTCATTCATAAGCCGCCTCAGTCCTTCCTCTTTTCATAAATATTATATTCGTTGAAACCGTGGATTTCAAATTTGTATGTTTCTTTTGAAAGAGTAAGCCAGCCCTTGGACTTTCCTTCATATTTTGAAGCATACAGATCATCTATCGCACGGATTACCTTACCATATTCTTTTTTAGGCAACCTGAGTTCAGGATATTCATATGGGATACCCTTTGAATCAAGTTTAACATTTTGCCTGTTTCCTGTCAAGCTTTTTTGAGAGCCTGAATGAGCTTTTGATTCAAACTTGCCCTCTTCATCATGATAAGGGTTATATCTAACCTCAAATGCTTCCGCCGCCTCGGCTCTCAGCTCCAGCTCTCTCATTCTCACCCGGGCAAGGCGGGCTTCGTAGGCGCTGTAGTCGGGTGTGTCGGGTTCGGTCTTTTCATGAGCCGAGGTGTCGAACCTCATCTCCGTAAAATCCGCTTCTTCCGCTCCCTCGTCAGCTCTCAGCTCAATGGAAGTGCCTGCATAACAGGGACGGTAACGGTCATCTATCAGCGACACCTCGGAGATGTTCAGCGCCTTTACGTGCCGTCTGGGTACGCCCTGAGAGCGCTGTTCTATTTCGGTGTCGGTAGCCTTGAACCCGAAGCTCCAGCCACGGAGAAGCCCGTTTCTCGCCTTTTCCACAACTTCCTCGTCGGTGATGTCTGCCGACGCCCTCAGCCCGATACTGTCCTCTGTAAGGGCGAGAGTGCCCTCGGAGGTAGAGCCTATCTTCCGTCCCTTGTCGTGATTTAGCAGCATATCAACATTTTTAGCCGCCATCAGAGCATTGCCGAAAGCGCCTGCGGCGATCTGCTCAACACATTTGCCGCATTCGGGGCACATCACAATGCGGCTGTCACGCTCGACGGCATTAACGTAGCCCTCAATGTGCAGGACACCGTCCGCCCTTATCTCAAAATCCATCTCATCACCCTTTCTTAACCCCTCGAAATCGAGGGGGTTATCCGGGTCGATTTCGACCCCTTTTACTCATAGATCCTCTCTATGCCATATTCAACAGCGCACTGATGCTCTATTTTGCACCCTCTCGCAGTATCCCAGCCGGGGCAGAAATAGATGATATCCGCTCCCGCAAGTGCTTCAAGGGACTTGCCGAGAAACCACAGAGGAGCAGCAGTGACAGGAGCGTTCTTGAAAAACGAATCAATGACCTCCACAGGTTCACCGAGCTTTTCAGCAGCCGCCTTGACGGCTTTTTCTCTTTCCGCAATGATCTCCTCGTTTGATTTGCCTCTCATAGGCTGGGAAATAAATAACTTTTTCATAATATCATATCCTTTCATTTGGGCATAAAAAATGCGCCCGATTCTCTAAAAGAACAGAACGCATTCATTCCTCATCTTCACCGTCTCCCGCAAGAATAGCCCTGAGAAGAGCCGTTCCGTCGTCAGCCTGAACATTGATGTTCGCTATCTTGGCTCTGGACTGAGGCGAGAGCGACAACTCATTGCAGCAGCGGAAGAGTATCTTTGTATTTTTCTCTCTTGCGGAAAGAACGTCCTTGGCATATATGAGTGTGGGGTCAGCATTGCAGGCCTTGTCTATCTGCTCCAGACTGTCTATCGCAATAACACACTCCTGCAATATCCACACATCAAGCTTGCACAGGATATCCGCCTCTTTCAGCTCCGCCACAATTAGCCTGAAAATCTTCTTCTGATTTGCCGTCAGCCACACTGGGGCAGTCGGCGGCTTTTTGCTTTTGCCCCTGAGCTGGGTTTCCTTTTCCTGCCGTGCTGCAATTTCCGCTTTGGTCTGCGAACATTCTGTCAGCAGTCCAGCCGACTTGCAAGGTCTTGCCATTTCCTCACTCCCTGTCAAAAAATTTCATTTTACAGATTTTTTGTGTACAGAGGGCAAGCGTTGGTCTAAAACGCTTAAAAATTTTTCCGCTCAGGCACCGGGGGGGATACCGCCAACTCACGCAGGTGGTCGGCAGGTATCTGCCCGCACTCTGCCTGTTCGTGGTGCATCGGACACAGGCAGATAAGGTTATCATCGTCAAGCCGTTTGCTGTAATCGACTGCAAGCGGTGTGATATGATGCACCTGGATATCATGCGAATATATGCCGTTTTTGAGACATACACGGCATAAATTGCGGTCTCTTGCGGCTATATGCTCACGCTTTTTCTGCCACACAGAAGTGCTTCGGAACTTGTCCGCCTTTGAACGCCCTTTGCGGTTCTTGGGTTTATAGGGACAGACATAGCCTTGTGGGTGTATGCCGCCGCAATATACGCAGCTTTTGCGCATAATATGCCCCCCTTTACACTTTGCTATGATAATAGCATAGCACAAAAAACGGCGTTTGGAGTACGCATTTTGTCCGCAATTTGTCCGCAGATTTTCCGCAGGACTTCCGCTCCCTTATTTTTCGGCTGACAAGCCAAAAAGAGCAGCCGAAAAATGCTGCAATGCTCCTGCGCAGATACTGTAGGCTTTTGTGCGCTCAACGTGAAGCTTTGAACAGATATGCCCTATGCTGTTATATTCGCTGTTTATGTACCTGATAACAAGAGCATCTCGCTCAGGCTGGTTGAGCGCTGACAATGCTTTATCTATGAGCTGTATCTCACGCTCGATGATATCAAGCCTCCTGCGCATATTGTCCCGCTTGGTGATAACGTCGCAGTAGGTCTCATCACGCTCACGTCCGCTCCCTGCTCCCTCGGTGCTTCCGGGAGAACGAATGCCCTCAAGCTGAGCGTCAAGTATCTCTATCCGCTCCCGCAGGTTCTTTACACCCTGCACGTTGAATTTGTAGTTTCTCAGTTCTTTCACAGCTTCTGCTTTCCAGTCGATCTCTATCATTTTACTCTCCTTCCCTTTATTGATACAGCCGCAAGTGCGGCTTTCTTTGCGTATGATCTGCCACGTTTGTATTTATCGCATTCCTCCACAGTGCAGCCCCTCGGCGCTCCGGTGCTTAGGATATACCCGCAGGCTGTTCGATGTTCGTCACGGAAGCGATAAACACAGGTATTACATTTGGACATTTGGGCCGCCTCCTTTACACGCCTGTCCTGTAATGTGAGCAGCTATCATATCCGCAGTGTGCGTATATAGCACATTGGGATATTTTCTGACAGCCGCAGTGTAATACTTCCAGCACTCACGCTCGTCAAAAGCACCCATGTGCCACCTGATGCACATGATTTCTTCCTGTGTCAGTGTGCCTAAAATATGCTGTGCGATAATTACGGATTTTTCTCCATGTCCTGGTAAAATCATATCAGTGTTGTGCACCCACTTGCCCTCGATTTCACGTCTGTAGTCGTCGGTCTTGCATATGTCATGAAACATTCCGACAATGTAAATGCTGTCACGTCTCCCCCACCTCAGACCGAGCTTTTCCGTAAGGTTCAGCAACTCCAGCGTTACCACCTTGGAATGTACATACAGACCGCCCGTAACGTTTCCGTGATATCTGATTGATGCAGGCGCAGAAAAATATCCCAGCTCCTCGAGACGTTCCGCTATTACATCAGCGTCCCATATATGACCTCCGACAAATTCAATGAAATCCTCTTTCTTGTTCTCTTTGCTCATAGCTGTTCCTCCTATTCTCTTTTTTTCCTCAAAGGCGAGCCTAAAGCATAATGCTCATAGCTCCGTGTCAGTGTGCGTGCACAGACATTAAATCGCTTTGCAGTCTCCTTTCTTGATGCTCCCGACTGCTCCAGCTCCCACGCCTGCTTTGTATCTGCTTCCGATAAACGTCCACGATAACCTCTTGCAGGCTTGGGTATATCGTCATCGGGAAGGCGTGTTATGATATATTTCTGGTGTTTTAACCCGTATGCGTCCACATATTCCGCAAGGGACGCAGGCACAAGAGCCCAGCCATGAGGCACACGTGGAACATCAAGCCATTTTGCACTCATAGGCTCATAAGTGATAACAGGCTCAACACAGTTGGAAGAAAAACTGTAAGTGCGTTCTGACTTGATTTTTTCGTCAAGCCGCTTGTCCTTTTTGTTTACTCCCACAAAGTATTCCGCAAGATTATGTACGTTGGCAAATCCACTGCCATCTCCCCACAGGGATTTAACAAAAATATTTCCGCATTTTGCCCAACAGTCACGGATAAGCTCGTATGGCACTTCGTCGTTTATCACTGCGTGTATATGCCAACGTCCTGTGCGCTCCCCCTGCTCAATGGTCTTGCAGAACCTTACCTCAATGCCAAGCTTGTCACATCTTCTGCGCAGACGTTTCATGAAAGCATCGTATGCCCTTGCTGCTTTCTGCTTGCTGTCGGGATTTTCGGCAAAGGTCAATGTTGTGAATTTATCATATGGCTTGAAGTTTGCACGCAGCTTGTCTTCACACCTCTCAACCGCCTTGCGCTGATTGACCTTGCGTACAGCTTCCTTTGTAGGCTTTTCCCTCGGTGCCCGTGAGGACGTATTGCCCAGGTTTGGTGCAACGATGTAGTTTTCAATCTCTTTCCAGTCTCCGAAATCCTTTACCTTGCGGTATCGTTCCGCAATGCCTGCCATTGTTGCCAATCGTTACACCTCATTTCAAAATGGCTGAGAAGTTAATATTTAACCGAGGGCTCAAAACGGCTCATGCCGTGATTTTTTAACCGCACATATGGTGATATGTGCGGTCATATACTATTATAAATGCCTTTATATTCAGCCTTCATCAATGCGGGTCTGCTCAAATTCCTCGTCCGCATCTTCTTTGGTCTGCTCTTCAATTTCACGGGCTGCAGCAAGAAGGTCATGCCGCAGAGTGTTTGTATTTCTAAAACTGTCCTTGAAACTGTACGGAATGACCGCTCCCACTGTCATAAGTCCCTCCTTTACGATTATTATTGAACCGGACGGGTAATCGGGAGTGGGTCTGTAAATATACTCAACACTCTGCCCCGAAAACGGCTTAATGCTCTCTGCTTTTACGAATACGCAACGAGGCGCATTGCTGCTTTCTCCTCTGAGCACGACCACATCACTGAATGCAAGCTTCGTGGGGACCATAAGCCCATCGCCTTCACAGGCATTGCAGTATATGTATTTCTGCAAGATATCCTTGGCTTTTCCATTGAAATAGCTTACGTTGTATGATGCACTGGTTTCACTGTCAACTCCTATGAGAGGCAGGACATTTTCACAGTTAAGGTCAGGCAGTCCGCTTACACTGTATATGGCTCCATCAACTATAAGCCACTGGTCACTTTCGTTCGGCTGCCAGACATATATCGTTTTCTTCTTTGCCACTGCGGCATAAATTTTTGTGTAATTCATTTGTATGGCTCCTTTCATCACATTTCAAAAAGCGATGTTTGATTTTCACTTTCGATTTTCATAAAATCATTTGATGTTTCAAAATTCAGCATCTTAGTTGTAGCTTCAACATAAAATTTTTTTGACACCTCAAAGCCATATGCACTTCGATTCAATTCTGCGCACGCTCTAAGTGTCGTACCACTACCTGCACAAGGATCAATAACCACATCGCCCTCATCGGTGAATATCTCTATTAACCTTTTTAAAACATTTACAGGTTTCTGCGCAGGGTGAATTTTGGGATACTCTTTTGCATTATCCCGCTTCCATTCAAACCAGTTAAACACCATATGCCCATTGTTTCTGAATTTTGGCAGCTTATCACGGTAAAGTATTAACGCATATTCGGTGGCACCGCATATTCTCATATTGGCTTTCAGAACTTGCGGACTGTAATTCTTGATGAATACAATCGGGATATTATGCTTAAATCCATATTTCTCGGCGTATTTTATAACTGTCTGCATCTGCTCAAACGCACAAAACACAATCATACACGGTGCGTCAGACGATTTTCCACGTCCATTGGACTTAGTCGGCTCTTTTTTCAGCAGTCTATTGCAGAAATGAAAATACTCTGCAATGTTGAAGCTATAATCGGTATTAAATGCTGCTTTGCCTGCAAGTTTACTCTCACCGTTTTTGTTATCACCACCGTTATACCACATAGGATTTGAACCGTAGAAATTGTTTCCAATGTTATATGGAATATCAGCAATTACAAGCTGCGCTTTTGAAATCGCATATCGCTTATAATTTTGAAAATTATCGTTGAATAACTCGCATTTGATTGAACTACTTTTCATCAGCACCGCTCCCATTGATATCATCAAACGTAATTTGTTCGTTGGTTTGGGGTATATCCTGCCATTGAACACCTATGTAGTCAAGGACACGTCCCCAACCATACTCTGTTCCATCAGCATCTTTGCAAACGTGATACATCCAGTAGTTCCATGCCTTGGGATTACGCTCACGCAGGCGGTCAAATCTGTGCGGACGTGGTTCCATATGTATTCCAAATCCGCATATATCACAACCTGTTCTCTGTGCCTTGGTGGTGTACAGGCTACCACCTCCGTTACGTTCAATGGTGCCATATATCTCAGGAACCGGGGTGTGCAAATCCAATGCCAGTTGTAAAATATCCTGCCTGTTGAATATGGCAAACGGAGCTGATCTGATGGTATCTTTGCCGTAATAATTGCAGCCGTGCATTTTTAATGCCTTTTCACGTCTGCCGCCTTCGGAAGCCATCAGTCCAAGATATGGATAGCTATTGTGTTCCTTTGCCCAGTCGTCACATGGCTTCTCTTTCAGCCAGTAGCAGCACTGGGAGCTCACGTTGAATGGCGGTATCATGTAATTTACGCCCTCATTTTCGTTTTCATAGCCACCGAATAGATATAACCACTTTTTAGGCAGCTTCATGCGGCTGTTTTTCTGCCAGCCGCCATATGCACCCGTTTCACCTGTAATTATAGCATGACGGATAGTAGCATTTTTCTCAGTAGGGTGTTGCAAATGCTCTATCTTTGCCGCCTTTTCCTTGCTGATAACGGGAAATCCATATTCCTGGAGAATTTTGTGCTTGGTCATAGGCTTTCCGTCTTTATCTCTTGAAGTTTTCAGTGATATTACTCCAAGCTGCCGATGTATGCACTGAATGCTCGGGTCTTCGATACCTGATACCGATATAGCAGGAACGTCAATCCCAATGCTTCGGAGAAATAGCAGCAGCGTTATGCTGTCAAGTCCGCCAACCGATACATGACAATTTGCGTAATACTCGCCAACAGGAGATGTTATGGTGTTGTAAAAATCCTTAGCCATCTTTGCAGCGTGTGAGACCTTAGCCTCATAGGGCAGCTGCTGGAGCTGTAAAAAACGCTGAATGTTCTCGTCAGTATGTTCACGCTCTTTGCGCTCAAGAACATTTTCTTTATATTTTTTTGCACCGCTTCTTGGGAGAATTTCTTCATCCTCAATAAAGCTTAACTGATCCACTTGACAAATCCTCCTAAATGCCTTATAATAAGGCTGTCTTATTTATCTTTTTGCCGTGTACGGTTGCCGCCGTCACGGCTTTTTCTTTATTCGTCGTCATCGTTTTCACCCGCAAGACGAATGTTTTCGATGTACTGGCACAGCGTAAAAATCGTTAATATAACGACAATGCCAACAGCGGAGACATGATATGCTGCCTCAAATATTACTGCTATCACTTGCTTTCCTCCTTCCTTTTGGGGCAAAATACCCGTCGTCCGCAGTGTCGATGATGTACTGGGGCGACTGTACATATCTGTCGTATGTCATGCCCAGCTCATCTGCACGGCGGCTTACCGCCTCGATGCTTGGGACTTTGGGCGGCTTTTTCTTCTTTGATGCGGTCATCGGTTCATATTTTGCTTTCCTGCCCATGTCCTGCACCGCCCTTACTCATTGCCCATGCCCTGGCCGTCTGCAAGCTGTTCTGCAGCTCTGCCGCCTTGGTCACTGACACCTGTTTGTTTTTGCGCTTCTGACGCTCCGAGCGGTCGAGCTCCGCCGCTGTAGGCGCAGACTGATTAAATATATCCACCACTGACGGCGGGAGCTGATATTTGGCACGGGTCTTGATTATCTCATGCAGCTGTGCAGCATATTTCTCACGCTGACCGCCTGTTTTATCGTCAATAACGCCATCGTCCAGCATTTCGTTATACTGAGCCGCCTTATTCTGCACCGAAAGCAGAAACTGCATAAGCCGCTTCTCGCCGAAGCCGTATTCCTCGTGAAGAACGTCCAGAACGGTCAGCAGGTTATCTTCCATTGTCTCGAAAATAGTCCGCCAGTTCTTTTCCCTAAATGCCTTTTCGCTGTTGGCCTTCATATTACCCCGCCCTTCTCGTAAAATTCCATAAGGGTCTCCTTGGATATTCTCCAGCCTGCGTCCGTTTTTAACGCACGTATCTTGCCATTTGCGCACTTCTGGCGGATAGTCTCACAGCATATGCCTAACAGCTTACTGCAAAACGGGATATCCACAAACAGCGGAACCTCGTCCCAGCTGTAGATATACGGCCTTGCCTTTTTCTTGTTCATATTCATGTTCATGCTTAGCCCTCCTTACGTATTAGTGCGTTACGACCTCGAAGCCCTTAACAGGCGAAACAAACCTGTAAATGATTACCTGGCACTCGCCGTCAGTGTCCTCAGCGTGCTCCTCCGCAGCTTCTCTCGCTTCTTCCTCGGTGTCAAATACTCCTACGACATCGTCAAATCCGTCGTATGTATCAATTACCTTATACATTGTCTTACCTCCCGAACGTATGTCCGCTGCGGCTCATTGCTCCCAGCATTATCAGCTGCGCCTCGACCCTTGCCTTCTGTGGGTCATTGGGAAACTTCTTTCTGGCCGCTTTTATGGCTTTGCGCTCCTGCTGCATCTGCTCGACGGCAGAAAGGCAGGTGCGCTTATTCTGGGTTCCCGATGTATGCTTACGTCTGCTCATTTGATTTCCTCCTTGCTGTTGACATCTCAACTCCCTAAGATGTATAATTTGACTAATGAATTACCGAAAAGGCACATTTCCTGTAATTCAGACCCTCTTACGGAAAGGGGGTGGTTGCTTTCTTCTTTTTTGATAGCGATATTCTCATGCTAATTGAACTCCTGCATGAAGAAAGAATGTCTATTCCTCGTTCAACACACCTGCAAATCCAAAAAGCTGTGCTGAATGCGGCAACACCGGACATTTAACGCTTATCCGCTCCCGTGGTGTGCCCTGCGGGGGCTTTTTTGAATTATCTATCCTGATTTCGGGACAGATAATAAGTTTACTGCTCAATGATCTCCATATGGTCATAAGCATATTTGACCATATCATAAACAGTCTGAGCTTTGGTGTTGTTGGTGATCTGCATGACCTCCTCAACCATTTTTGCGGCTTCGGGGTAAGTCCTCAGCTGGGCAAATTCGATAGGCGCTTCCTTTGGCGCCCTTTTGACTTTGAATTTTTCTTCCATGTTTTTACCTTCCTGACTGTTGTTTTTCAGCCTATTAGGGCGTGTGCTCAAAAAGCTTTTCGGCGGGAATATCAGGGAAAAGAGCCTGAATAATGCCGACCTCTTTCCACCAAAAGTCCACTCGCCCCGTCATTTTTTCGGCAAAAGCACGAGGAGTAATGTTGAGCATATTTGCTATGTCTTTTTTCTTCATGCCGTTTTTAGATATTTCGGCTTCAAGATTAGGGTAATACGGTTTATTTATTGTCAAAATACAGTCACCTCCTGTGAGACATCATTTAAATGATGTCTGTATATTTACTATACCACATTAAAATGATGTTGTCAATACCTTTTTCGAAAAATACTTCAATAAAATGATGTTTTATTCTTGACACAACCGTAATATTGTGGTATATTATGTTTAGAGGTGATAGTATGGGACTTGAAAGAATTAACGATTATAAGAAGATTAAAAATCTTACAAATAAAGAAATCTCAGAAATAACAGGCATATCAATAAGCAGTTTGGATAAAATCACATCTGGAAATAATACAAATCCAAAACTTGAAACTGTAAAATTGATTTGCGGAGCTTTAGGGTGTAAATTAAGTGATTTGCTTGATGATGATAATTCAAAGGAAGAATTTACTCTTCAAGAAATCAACACAATAAAAAAATACCGCACTCTTGACGAATACGGTAAGGAGCTGGTAACAGCTGTTATTGATATTGAGTATAAACGGTGCACATACAAGCCTGAGCCGAACAGAGACGAGCTTATTGAGATAAGCATAAATTATGCACCCGTTTCCGCAGGTCTCGGTGATGAGCTGGAAGACTACGAACATTGGGAAAAGGTAAGCGTGCCTCTAACCCCGGAGAGCCGTAAGGCAGATTTTATTCTGCGTGTTGACGGTGACAGTATGGAACCTAAGTTCAGTAATGGGGATTATCTTCTTGTTCGCAAGCAGCCTGCTGTGGATATAGGTCAGATAGGTATTTTCGATGTTGACGGCAAGGGCTATGTCAAGAAATACGGCGGAGATAAGCTTATATCTTTAAATCCTAAGTATAAGGATATTGCTACCACAGATGACAGCCGCTGCTTTGGCTTGGTGCTCGGTACGACAGAGATCGTGGACGAATAAATGGGCAATAAAAAGCTTCTTGGGAGCATTTTGATAAAATAATATGAGCCTAAGTATAGTATGAAAAAGCAACAACTATGTAAAAGGACGGTGCTTTTATGCCTGATAAAGAAATAGCCCGAAGGCTATATGCCGAGAGATATTTTAGAAAATATACGCAAAAAGAATTAAGTGAACATTTGGGTATCAGTCCGTCATCATATTCAGAATATGAAAACGGAAAAAGAGATGTCCCTGACAAGGTGCTTAAAGAACTTGCATCTCTATATCATATCAATGTGAATTATCTTCGCAATAAATCGAATGAAAAATACATCAGTCCAGCGAAAAGTATAACCCCATCAGTTACTACGGAACTGCAACAGCAAGAGCCGCATGGTACTGTCGGACATTTTATAAAAACCGTTTCATTGTTTTTTTGCTTTGCAGCTGGCGGCATGACATTATTATCAGGATTTATGATCAAAAATAGCTTACTTATAATAATTGGTATAGTTCTATTACTTATAGGTGCTTTAATCAAAATATTTGCTTCGAGGTGATTTCTGTGTTCAAAAAATGCTACAGATGCGGTAAATATTTTTTGTTTTTTCAAATAAATGAATATGGCAGATGTAAGCAGTGTGAAGAAGCTGCACAAGATGAAAAATGGAGAAGTGAAATCAAAGAACAGAAAGCTCTGAAAAATAATCGTCCCGATGCAAATGCCGAGTTGAAGCGCTCCACACCTGTCACGGCTGCTCCTCCGGAAAAGAGAGGTCTTGTGCTGACATATGAGGATTTTCTTGAAGATGATGAAATCTCCAAAATAAAGGAAAGATTTATAGCATTTGATGTTGAGACTACAGGACTAAGCTCCGCCTTTGACAGAATCGTAGAAATAGGAGCGGTTGTTTTTGAAAACAGCGTCCCTGTTAAGTCATTCAGTACGCTTGTCAATCCCAATGTTTTGATACCGCAATCCGCAACGGCAATAAACCATATAACTAACGAAATGATAAGCACTGCTCCGCCTGAAAAGAGAGCTTTTTCGGATTTGATTAGTTTCTGGGGCGATGTTTTGGATACAAGAACCATTTTGTGTGCCCATAATGCAAGATTTGATATGGATTTTTTATCGGAAACTCTTATGCGGTTAGGCTATGACGGAAAAATAAAATATATAGACACTCTTAGGCTGTCTAAAAATATGATTTATGGGGTAGAAAACCATAAGCAACAAACATTGGCTAATTATTTTGGAATAGTAAATAGCCATGAACACCGGGCTGCTTCAGATGCAAAGGTTTGCGGTGAGATACTGCTGAAACTGATCGATATGAAAAATGAAGAGGCAGAACGCAAAGAGCGGGAAATCAACAACGTTAAAGAACGTATCAGGCTTCTGCAAAACGAGTATCAGAATATGCAAGCTCAGCTGACCATAAATCCTATAAATTCAAGAGTTCCATTACAGGATATCAAAAACCTGAATAATCAGGGCAAGGGTTTCGATAAAGGCATTGCATATTGGGAGCAGGGGGAGAGCCTGCGAAAAGCCGAGAGCATAGAGGCAGCAATCAAGCTGTTTGATGAGGCAAGATATAACGGCTACTGTGCTCCTGCACTTTATGAATCATATGCAATGGCGTACCACAAAATAAAGGACCTGGATAATGAGATCGATATACTGAACGAGGGTATAGAACGGCTTGATGATAGTATTTACGTCTGTGAAAAATTGATGATACGAAGAAATAAAGCCGTCCATATGCTTATAAAAAAGCTGGAGCAGCAGCGGGAACGTCAATTCAAAGAGATGAAAAGGCAGGAAAAGGAAGATCAAAAAGAGCAGGCAGCCAACAAGCCTAAAAAGGTTCAGGGACGAGCTATTTTGAAGCTATCCGATGACATGGAACTGATAGAGCGGTATGAAACAGTTGCCTCTGCTGCACGGGAAAATGGGATAAGTCCTAAAAATATCAGAGATGCAGCCAACGGTGTTTACAAGCATGCTGGCGGATTTGTTTGGAGATATGCAGATGAAAGCAATTCGGAATATCAAGGCAATGAATAATAAATGGTTATCTAACAGGAGGTATGTAAGATGTCAAAAAAATGCTTTTTAATTTGTCCAATCGGAGAAGCAGGCAGCAAAATAAGAAGAATTTCAGATATTGTGCTTAAATATATCGTTACACCAGCATGCCAAGAATTTGATTATGATGTTATCAGATCTGATACAGAATTCACTGTAAACAGCATAAATGAAGATATTTTTAATCATCTTGATAACGATGAACTTGCTATTGCCGATCTTACCGGGCTCAATCCTAATGTCTTTTATGAAGCAGGATACAGAAAAGCTAAGGGGCTCCCATTGATACATATAGCACGAGAGGGTACAGCGCTTCCTTTCGATATAAAAACAATCAGAACTTATTTTTATGACATTGATATAGATAAGGCTGACAGTGCTAAAAATACTTTGATAAAGGTCATTGGTAATATTCAGCCCGAAAATAGAAAAATAGTGCAAAAAGCACCTCAAAGCGCAACCGTTCAGAATGAAGGGATCACCAAAGATGCCAAAAAGCTATTGAAAGCGTTATACAAAGAGTATGAGAATAAAAAGTCCCATGGCTTAAGCAGAAGCGAAGCGGCTGCATTTAACGATATAAGAGAAATATGCAGGCTTTCCGACATGTGCGTTGATGATATAAAAGAACTTTACGGAGAACTTGCTGCTATTGGATACCTTGAGTATGAAAGTTCAGACATGTTTGAAATGGTCATTAGCAATCTTACAGGCAAGGGCATAAAATACGGAGAAGAAAACTTTGACGAGCCTACATATATTCTTTTGCTAAGAGAAATAATAAAAAAATGCGATCTCAAAAAAAATATAGTTTCGTCGGCAGTCTTTAATGATTTTCCACCTGAAGATTTTACAATCTTAAAAGCCAAGGGATTTATTGAAGTGACTAAATATATATCTACCAGTATGTTTATACGCCCTACTGATGCAGGAATTGCAGAAATAGCATTAAGAGACAAATAAAAAAATCCCCCGAACCATACGGAACGGGGGAAAATCATATATAGAAATCACGAAACATGGAGCCGCTCTTTCAGCGCCTCCTGGAGAACAGCCGAAAAGTTGATGTGCTGGGATTCAGCCATTTCATTCAGCCATGATGGAATCGTCAGAGTTTTCTTGACTGCTTTCTTCTCATAGAATTTGCGGTATTCGATAGTGTCACAGCTTATAAGCGTAACAAACTGGTTATCGCCGATAGCAATCGAGCGCGCATCTGATGCCTTTGGAATAGCTTCTCCGTTCTTTTCCATATCATAAAGGCGAAGGCAAAGCACATCATTTGCAGCGTCCATTCCGTCGATCATATCCTCGCCCTGAGTATAGCAGCTTGGAATATCGGGAAAAGAAATGCTGTAACCGCCGTCCTCTTCTTCTGTAAATACTGCGGGATATACATATTTTGCCATAAAACATTCCTCCTGATCTGAGTATATATTAAATGATATAACCTTTACAGGGATTTATTCAATCCCTGCATCGGTTTTGATAGATTTTAGCGTTCCTTTTTTGACTTCTTCCGTTTTGTGCCGCCCGACTGGGAATTGCTTCCCCGTTTTCGGGCTGTACCATATTTCGTGACGCTTGCCGTCATGGTGGAAGTAACAGCCGTTATCTTTCAGAAGCTTTTTCAGCTCACTGTATGTCACCTTTTCATCTCCTCCTTACATTATATATTATAGCACGTATTATACGTATTGTCAAGTGCTTTTCGGAAAAAAGTTTTGAAAAATCAAAGTTTTTTTCGGGAAAACACCCGATAAGAAACCGAGCCGCTCCCTCTGTATTTTTCGGTGGGTGACGGCATTGCAGTCAACTGCAAAAGGAGGGTTAAACATGGCAAGAGCAAAGAACACCAAGCGCTCCGACGGACGATTGCAGTCAAAAGTCTATCTCGGAGACGGCAAATATAAATACGTATATGCTGACACACAACGTGAGCTTGACCGCAAGGTACAGGAGGTCAAGCTGAAAATCGGCAAGGGCATTGATGTTTCGGCAGAACGGGATACCTTTGGCGAATGGGCTGAACGCTGGTTACGCAAGAAAAAAGGAAAGATTTCCGAGGGAAGATATCAGACATATGCAATTAGGGTAAAAAAGATGGACGATATCAGCAATATTACAATTTCGGAACTGTCTGTATCTGACTGTCAGGATATCATTGATAAATATACCGCCGATGGGGCAGCTCATAAGACGCTAAAGGAATATAAGTCAGTAATGTCTCAGATTTGCCAATATGCTATTGTAAATCGTGTAATGGACTTTAACCCTGTTCAGGGCATCGAACTGCCCCCTGAATATATTCACGATGAGGATAAGGAACCACGAAGAGCATTGACTGAGGAAGAGCAAAAGTGGATAATTGCCCCGACAAATCATCGGGCACATACGGCTGCAATGATAATGCTGTTTGCGGGTCTCCGACGTGGTGAGCTTCTTGCTCTGAACTGGACCGATATCAATATCCCCAAGCGCACGATCACCGTAAACAAAGCAGTGGCAATGGAAAAGGATATTCCCAGAATAAAGCCGTGCACAAAAACTAAGTCAGGTATGCGCACTGTGAATATTCCACCTATACTTGCAGAATACCTTAGGGATCAGCGGAGCAAAGCAAAGACAATGCTTGTCTGTCCGAACACAAAAGGCAGTCTTATGTCTGGCAGCTCCTGGCGTAAACTGTGGAACAGTTATCTTAAAGAATTGAATTTCAGATTTGGAGACTTTGACGGCATATTGATAACTGACAGCAAGGGCAGTCTTAAGGAATTTAAGAAGCCCCAAAGTCTGAATGCGCCTGAAAAAATTCCGATGGTCATTCCGCAGATAACAGCACATTGGCTGAGACATACATTTATTACAAATATGTACCTTGCAGGCGTTGATGTTATGACTGCCAAGGAACAGGCAGGACACGCAGATATTACAACAACAATGGAGATATATACTCATTTGAACGCCGAGCATAAAGAAGAGCAGATGGACAAGCTGAATGATTATTATAATAGGCTATGGGTGTCAGATGGGTGTCAAAAGTGTAATTGATGTGTCAACTATTCACGCTATTAAGGGAAAAAGTAAGCTATATGCAAATTCGTTCGGGACGAAGAGGCCGTGGGTTCGAGTCCCGTCACCTCGACCAATAAAAGAGGCTGTTGCAGCAAACGCTGCGGCAGCCTCTTTTATATTTATGAGCTGTTTTATCGTTGACATTTCACTTAAGAAAATACCGCAGGTAAAAAGAGAAAGGTTACGGTTTATCATTGAGCTTATGCGTGCAGGATTTACGGAGGGCACAAAGGTCAATATGATATCCGCCACCGGCAGTATCCGCACTGCAATGAATGCAATATCCGTCCTGCTCCTGCGTGACGGTGCAGACGTTGTTTTTATCGCCCCGCCCAGCATTTCGGAAGTTATCATACTTTTCGCCATTTGTGACACCCCATCGTTTTAA